GTTTATAGATCTACCTGTTAGAATACGGAATAAAAATTTTATAAAGTTTTATGTAGATGGAGTTGAAAAGTCTTCTGGGCAGTTTACTCTTAATAGAAACACTACATTAAAAGATAATGTTGCATACCAAGTACAAAGTGGCGATACTTCTTATGTTGTTGAAATAGATCATTATACTGTTCCATCAATTGAGATTGGTGATAATGTTCAGACTAGTGCTGGGACAACCTTTCCAATTATTAATACAAGCTATGACCCTGCTTCTGCAAGCTATAATGCAGCGTTAACTGCTAATTCTGTCTATAGAGTAGAATTTGGAAGTACACCAACAAGTAATTTAGCTGGGGTGACACTAACAAACATATCCCCAAATCCTGTAGGAACTATCAATAATGTATCTGCAAATACCTGTACTTTAGACTATGACGAATCAACCTATCCTGGTAACTTTAGGTTAGCTAATAATGGTGTGTATGATCTTTTAATAAGCTCAGACTATGAGAGAGTGTTTATTGCTGAAGACCAAAGAATTAGAGACGTCAGTCCCGGAATAGTTTCCGTAAAAGCTAGAAATATTAATAATAAACAAAGGACTAGTCCTTTTGTTGAAAAGACTATTGCTATTAGTTCATTACCTATCCGTAAAGTAACTGGGGTCGGTATTACTGAATCACTTTATAGAGAACAAAACTCTGGAGTTGCTGTCCGAGCGACTTTATTTTTTGATCATATAGAAGGTCAGGATGTAACAGATTATGAAATCTCCTATAAACTTGATAATGTAGGTACTGTAGGAACTGACGATGGAGGTACTGATTTATTATCCTTTAATACTGCAAAAGTATCTGCTGCAGGTGTTGAAGGTGATGGTAAAATTAGATTTACTGTTAGCGGTATAAACAGAGGAGCTATTGCTGAATCAAATATTTTAACTTTTAGAGTTACTCCTTTGAATAAGAATATACGGGGTGTTACACGTACTATAACTAAATCAATTGTAGGTAAAAGTGCAAAACCAGCTAATGTATTTAACTTTACTGGAGGACAACAGAGCGATCAGATTTCTCTATTCTGGGAATACGATAGAACTAATGACGAACTTACTGACTTGGATTTGAAAGAAGTTGTTGTTAGAAGGATACAAGGCACTGTTAGTGCTTCTATAGAAAATTTCATTGCAGCTGTTCCTTATGTGAGTGTTGCTGCTGGTGTTACTAGAAAATCCGTTCCAATTGATATTTTTGGAGAATTCACGTATTTAGCTAGGACCAGAGATACAAGTGGTAATTTTTCTGATGGTGTGGTTGCTATTACCCTTACTACCACAAGACCGAAACGATCAAGTGTTGTAGCAGCATTTAACGAAGATGCCCCTAGTGAAAATTTTTCAGATATCACAAATACTAATGCTACAGAGTTTAATTTTCCTTCATTCGCTAATTCAAATACAGGCGGTATTGCTTTTGCATATACTTCTGCAGTTGATAATGCTAATGGTACTTCTGAAGGATTTTCAGCTGTTGGTGGAGCGCCTACAGATCTATTAGCTGATTCAACAGCTACCTATATTACCCAAGTCAGAGACTTTGGCTCTGTGCTAACAGGTTCTATATTATTAGATATTGATGGTACACAAGCAGTTGAAACCTCTTGGAATGATCAGCATGAGCATATTACTCAAAGTGTTACTGAAGCAGCTCCTACAGCCGTTCTCAAAGATTCTAGCTTTGGGGGGATCGGACACATTCTTGGTTTTGCTAATAGTGTTTCTCTTAACTTTAGGTATGATGCCAATAATGAAACTATGATGAGCGGTGGTAGTTTTGGTAATGTATACGCTATTCATATGCATGGGAACTTTACTAATGATACATCAAACGCTAATGTTTTTGCCCTCATAGCAGGTACTGTTAATGCTAATGCTATCGCACTCGGAGAAACATTTTTTGCAAACGGTGTGTCTACAGGCTCAAACACTATGGCTAACTTATCTGTTGCAGGAAGTTCTTATTTTTTAGTTGATTTAAATCAGTGGGGTGATCCTGGAGGAGTTGGTACTTACGTAGGGTCTATTGGTTCCTTAACTACTCAAACATTCATAAGAACTTCGTCAGAAGACTCTGTGAATTATGCTAACGGCAACGTTAACGTTTCTGCATTTGTAGGTTCAAGTGTAAATGAAGGTTTTGTACCGTATGAAGCTGGATCAAGAACCTTTAGACACTTCCAAATAAAATTTGTTGTTAACAATTTAAAGCCAGATGAATTTGACTTTACAATCGATAAGTTTAGGTATACTATAGAAAAAGAACAATCCATCTTTGAAGACACCGTGACTTATGACGGAAATCCAAAAACAGTAGATTACTCATCAGTTGAGTTTCAAAATCGACCTGTTATTACTATACAGGCAATAGACACAGCTACTGCACAAACAGCCGTAGTTACCACAGGCACAAAAGATAATGTTGCTTTTAGACTTTTTGATATTGAAAATAATGCGTTAGCACCCACAGATCAAAGCATACAAGTACAAGTAACGGCAATAGGAGTATAACTTAATGGCAACTGTTGACTCAAACACCTATGTTGAACCAACTGCAGGAACATCTCTAAATAACTCAAGGACGAACTTTAATTCGTCTTTACGCTCTTTATTAACCAATTTTAAATCCTCAGCAATACCTTCAGGACAGAATATAACTATTTCAGGAGTAGCTACCGGTGAGCAAGACGGCATGTTGTTTAGAAGTGCAACTACTAATGCTTTGTATATTTCTGATTCTGTTCATGTTAAGTCATCTCCTGTGGGTGGGAACTTTACTAGAGTAGGTATTGGTAACAGAGTTGAAAATGGTATTACTGCCTTAACAGCTAATGTAGCAAGTTACGAGATAGGTGAGTTAGTTGCTACAGTATCTGATTCTGGGGCTATTTCGGGTAACGCGAGACTATATCTAAACGTAGCTAATAATGGAACTATGGCAGATTTTATTGATGTTGGTATTCCACCTACTAATGGTTCTGTTACAAATACCATGATAGCTCTTGCAACCATCACAGCGGATAGAATCAAAGACGGTAACGTACTATTAGCTAAGGCAGACTTTACGACTGGTACAGGCGACGGTGCAGCTGGAGCTGCAGCTACCCTAAAGTTATCTTCTGCTGCTGGCAGTGACACCTCTCTTGGTTTTGGTACTCGTAATGCAGCTAATGTGGCTCTTGTCTGGATTGATAGTGCTACAGGTCATACCTCTGGTCTAAATTTATATGATCAAGCCAGTGCTTATGCTCCAATGGCATCTAACCTTGCACTTCAATCAGCTATTCAAGGGGGTACGACAGCTCCTGTACCTATTGTTCCTGCAGGTTCTATAATAGCCTGGAGCGGTTCATCTGCTCCTTCTGGCTATCTTTTGTGTGACGGAACTGCTGTCTCAAGAACTACTTATGCTGCTTTGTTTGCAATAGCAGGCACAGGGTATGGGGTTGGAGATGGATCATCAACCTTTAATGTTCCTGATTTAAGAGATAGGCTACCTTTAGGTAAAGGAACTAACAATGGCACGCTTGGAACACAGACAGGATCTATGAGTGCTTCTTCTGTAGTTACAACAGCATCTGGGACTGCTGATTTTACAGGCAGTACTACATCAGTAGATACTCTTTCTTCTGGTACAAAAGATGTATCACAAATTACCTTGGTGACTAGTGCTTCTGGAAGTGGGCATACACATTCAGTTACCCTTCCTACCTCTGTAGTGAACTATATAATTAAAACGTAAAGGAAATAACATGGAATACTATAAATTTCACATTGATGAAGACAACGCTAACAATGTATATTGTGTGTATCGAGATCTATCAAAAGGTAAATCAGCTCCTCGACTAATTCGATCTTTTCCTCTTGATATTATTGGAGAAAAAGAATCTAAACTTCTTGAAATGGTTCAGGGTGATATAACTGATGTTTACTATGAAGAATTTAATGGAGAGGTTAGAGCTTCTGAAGTAAAATGGTTTTTAGGTGATATTGAACATAGTTCAGAGGAAGACATTGATTGGATCAAGACATTTGTTAAATGTGCCTGTGTCAATGAGGATTATGATGATTTGATCGCACCACCATCTGTAGATCAACAAGTAGAAGACTTTATTAAAGAGTTTTTTGATGATGATGATTTTGAAAATGAAAAACCTCTTGAACAAAAAGACTTTTTAGCAGAATTTTTTGCGGAGCTTGAAGAAGACTCTGAATAAGGAAGTATAAATGGCATTAACTCGTATTACAACTGCATCTATAAGTTCAAATTCTATCTCAGCTGATAAAATGCAGAACGCCGCTATTCAGGCAAGGCATTTTCAAACTGGTACGATTACTCTTGACTTAATGGATGCTAATGCTAACGTTGCAGCTGGTGAAGCTAGACTTAATGCTAATCTTGATATTGTTCAGTCTAATGTTACAGTAAATTTAAATTCTATTAATCTTGTTCAGGATAATGTTGTAGCTGCAGAAGCTAATGTTGTATTAG